ATGGTACATTTCATATGTACGTAAATAAGTGTTTCCATTTCGATGCATATAACTCTTTAACTAAAATTGTTGGCGACCCATTAGCTCATCTTAAAATGTTTAGTATTGAAAGCGAATTTGAGCCAGAATCAATAACACATTCAAGCATTTGTAAGAATTCTGAAGCTAATTTCTCAACAATAGATAAAGTTGGAATGAGAGTTATATTAAAAGACATGGATACAGATAAGATTTTAGAGAAAATGTTAACAAAAACAGACAGACAAAAACAATTAGAAATATGTAATTCATTAGTTCTTAGAGAAGAAGACGTTGACCCATATGAAATGGAGTCATTAAACTTTAATTGGACCAATGGGAATACATGTGGAGAAGAGTTTAAAAGCTTAACATCATACGAAAGAGAATTGATAGTAATGTCTTTTGTGCAACATAAAACTGATGCTGAAATAGCAAGTATATATGGTTGTCACAGAATTACTATTGTAAAACATAGAAAGATGGCTATAGAAAAAATTAAAACATATATAGCAGAAAATGGAGGTAAGTTGAAATGACTATTATTAACGACATGGTAAAAAGTTTAGCTGAAAACCCTTATGTTATCCTCTTGGCAGTTATTATTGCTTGTGTGGTAGTATATGTGGTGGCAAAAGGTAAAAAAGGTATTTACGAAGCAGCACTCTATTTAGTGACTGTAGCTGAAGAAGAATGGGGTAGCAAAACAGGACAGATTAAGTTTGCTGAAGTTATCAGTACGATAAAAGCTCAGCATCCTATCTTAAGTATGATTATAAGAGAAGAAACTCTTAAGAAAATTATCGAAGATGCTTTAATGGAAATGAAGACTATCTTAGCTAAAAAACAGGCTGAAGAAGCGGCTGAACCATTAAAACCTTTTGAAACTCCAGAATTAGAAGAAATCAAACCAGAATAAAAAATATCAGGGGACGGTGCGAATGCACCGTCCCCCAGTTGTTATCTAGGGATAACAACAAAACTTCTTTCTTTGTTTCTTTCATCAGATTCAATAAGTATGTATTCATTATCATCAACAGATACTAAATTATACTTAGCTAAATCTAATTCTGGTCTTAACTTAGATATTTCTATCTTATGTTCCCGTTTTAATTTTTTAGGCTGTTTCATTATTTCGCTTCCTCTAAAATCTTCTGATAGCCAGCAAAAGCAGAATCTGCTTTTCTTAACGCTTCATGACGAGCCTTTTCAAAGCCTGCAAGCATCTTATCGGAATACTTCTTGTAATCATCAGCAAGGAATCTTACCTTCTTTTCGAGAGCCTTTGTGTACTTAAGATAAGCTTTCTTGAATGCCAGCTTCTTACCGTATTCAAGGTTAAATGTATCATCAGAAGTACATCTAGCAACGCCTTTGTACTTATCGCTGATAGCAAACTTTTCTGGAACACATGGACATTCAAATAAGTTAGTACGCTTATTAACAAGCTCTACAGCGTCAAATTCACAACCAGAAATGACACAAATAACAACACCCTGTTCCTCTTTTACAATGTAATCAACATAAAATTCCATAAATAAATCCTCCTTGTAATAAAGCAGGGCTTTCGCCCTGCCTGTTATTCTTCATATACTTTGTGTTCGTTTCCACATCCACTGCATTTGTATTTTGTATACTCCATTACTAATGGGTCATTATCACTTGTCTTAACCATATCACATCCACAATCAGGACATTTCTTGATGTCGGTTCCGTTAACATTTTCATTTACTGGCATAATAAATACCTCCTTGAATATTATGGTATTATTATAGCACACAATTAATAAAAATGCAACAAAATGTTACATTAATACTTATCGCCATTTGTAGTGCTGCCAGAAGAACCAAAGAAACTATTATAGATTTGTGACATTCCTGTTTTCTTACTTCTAAAATATTTAGGCATTGTTGTAAGTATATCATCATAACTGTTTATGTATGACATTTCATCTTGTAGTTTGCTTATCATATCAATTTCAGTTTCAGTGAATTCTAAACCTTTAATATCTTGATACTTATCCAACGAAGCTGTAATCAAAGACACATCCATATTAGGTGGTACAATTATTACTCCAGATATGTTAGAACTTTTTGCAACGCCTTTTTGTATTGCTTCAGCTAATATCTGAATATCTGAATCAGTAATAGGGTCTTCTTTTTCTGCTACCTGAATAAATAACAAGCTTTTATTTTCTTCGGTCAAAAGTTTTTTTACAACATATTCGTCATCTTCTATGGTAACAGAGTTCCCATTTAGTTCCTCAATATTGAAAATATAACTTCCATTACAAATGGCTTTTTTATAATTTTCCCCTATTTTATCTAACATTTTTAAAACTTCTTCTTTTGTAAATGTTTCTTTATTACTCATTTGTATCTTGTCTGTAAGTGCAGTGTGTAATACGCCATAAAATTCTAACGGGTTCATTTTAAACTCCTTTATACATAAGTATACATGCTACTGCTCAATCCTTTTTTAATAAGACCTACGACATAATCCTTTGAATTATACCCTTCTGGTGACATAGCATAGTATTTAAGGGTGTGATTGTATCTTTGTCTTAATTGTAAACGTGTAAGATTTATATCATCTTTTACAACCCACCCTATATCATATACCATACTTTCGCCCGTCTCAGGATTAATTTCTTTACACACAACAAAAGCGTCTTCTATTGGCATTATTCCATTTCCAGTATCTGCTTAATTGTTGTAAACTTGTCGTAGTCTTTAAGCTGATTAGAAGCTAATTCTTTTGCCAGAGGCACCATAACTTCTAACATCTGAGGATGAGGCTTGCCTGTAACACCAAGAGCTCTTAAATCTAAGATATGGAGCCATTCTTCAACAGTAGCTGTAATAATAAGGTCTGCCTTAGTAGATGTAGGAAGAACTGCTCTTGCCTCCTGAGGTGTTGCACCATCTTTTAACATTCTGAAATAGCACTCTTCTGCTGTTTTACAAGCATGTTCCCATGCACCGTATCTTTCAGCCCATTGTTCAGTGCTAAGTGTTTCATCACCTTCAGGTCTCTTTAAATAACAAGGTTCAATAACAGTAATTTCTTCACCAAACTTACCTTTGGAATAGTTGCAGTAACGTGTAGATTCCTGTGCAAAACTTGCAGGTCTATGACGAACAAATTCGTGTGTAACTCCACGGTCCACTGTAAACTTAACAGTTAATGTTTCATGTACTACTCTTTCACTAAGAGACAGCTTACTAAAATCCGTAATAAGTTTAATACCTGCTCTGCCCATTTCACCGTCTGCTAAGCAAGGGCGATAATCAACTGCTCCGTTAGAATCTTCTGCAACAGCAGTAACTAACTGTTCTGGCAAGAAAGAAACTGCATCAAGCAATAACTGGAACATTTCTGCATACGCTCTTAAGTTACCAGAAATAATAAATCTGTCTACAAGTGGGTCATCTTCACCTTCAACTTCAACATGATGAGCTGTAAATCTTACAAAAGATTTAACTGGATAACGTTCTACACCTTCAAAAACATTTATCTCAAGATTGTTTACAATGTTGGCAACCAGCTCAAATGTTGCATGGTCTACAATGTACGCAAGTGTAGCGTGTTCAAGCATGGCAAGATGTCCTTTTTTAACAAGATTCTCAACCATCTTAACACATGAATCTTCAGTAATTAAATCTTCGGACTTATAACATGTTCTTGCTACAAGTTCGATTTTCTTCAGCGGATTCTCAAAATTAGGCATTATTTCATACCCAGCTTTAATAATCTTCATGTCTTTTCTCCTTATGATTTATTTATATAATAGCTGTTTTTATCTGTTTAATAACTTTTTGTAACAGGTCATTATACAGCTTCATATACACATCTCTTTCGGCACATACTTTTATATATTCAGAATTATCAGCTTTTGCTTCTTCTTCATACTGTGCTAATTTCTTGCAATCTGCAAGCTGTTGCTGTAATTCTTTAATATATTCATCCTGATTTGTAATCAGCTCATCTTTTTCTTTTAACTCATCTTTTGCATTTAAAACAATATTCATATAATCTTCTGGTAAAATATTTGTGAAATCAATATCCAATGCTGTAACTAAAGCTTTATCAATCTCTTTCATTTCTTCAGTAGATGCAGTACAAATATATCTTTGCATTTTTTCTTTAGAAAGAGTATGTACCTGCTCACATAAACAGATAGACTTTTCTTCACACATTATGTCTACATGAGTTGGTAAACATGTCTTTGGCTTAGTAGTTAAATAACATACTAATACAAAATCACTGCTACTATTACAAGCGTCATTTGATACGATAACACCCGGTCTTCCACCCTGTTGTTCTACTCCAGTTACGGGACCCTTATCGAAATAGAAAATATCACCTCTTCTAATTTCGGTGTACATAGGTTTTTTCTTTGCCTGATAAGCTTCACGCTGCATTTCTTCCTGTTCTCTATCATATAAAGTTCTAATTCTTTTACTCATGTCATCCTCCTATACAGTTATTGTGCCACCACTTTTATAGATTTCCAATATCTTATCCATGAAATATTCCTGACCTTTACCAGTAATCTTGGAAGTCTTATTAATACGTGGTCCATGGTCTCCCTGAATTGTTGTTTCCTTAATCTTGAAAAGGTTCATGTCTACACTTCTTTGGGTAGGCATATTATAAGAATTAGACTTTTGCTTAATTAAGTAACCCTTATCTTTAAACCATTCAAATAATCTCTTTTCACCAATCGTAACATTGAAACCGTTTTGGCGTAAAGCCTGAGTAACCAATTTAGCAAAATCTCTAACAAGAATTGTATCTTCTGTAACCGCAACAGCTTGATGGAATACAATTGCTGGCTGTGCATCAATTAACTGTCTTTCCTGTTCTTCGATAATTTGCTGAGCATCCATTAATGCCAACGCCAAGAATTCCTTGCTTCCACGCTGAGGCATTTGATTTTGTTGCTGCTGGCGTTCTAATGTAGTAAACTTTGTACGAATCATTTCTTCCATACGGTTAAAAGCATTCATATATTTCATTTTCCACTCAAGAGCATCTTGACCTGTAAATCCCATAACTAATAATGTAAAACCATTTCTATTTACAAGATACATAGGGTATTGCTTACCTCTGTTTTCATAAGTGGCTTCATGAAACATATTTTTGGCGGCTGAATTTCCAGCTACCAAATCTCTGACGGCTTGAAGTACATTTTTATGCTGTTTACCAAATTTTTCAGCAATATCTTTAGTTGTTGTGTACATTGTATTATTTTCTGTACATGCCACAAATACTTCGTTATCAATACTAACATTTGTAATTATTTCCATAATACCTCCCGATTACTTCTCATTAAGAAGTTTTTGCAATCTTTTAATTTCTGCTTCTTTAAGCTCATTATCTTTTATGTAAGCTTTCATTGTTGTAACTAAATCTGCAATATCATTCATTTCAAAAATGCAATAGATGTTTTCATCTTCTTTGAATCTGAACGGAAGACACATAGTTTTATCATTACGAGAACATTCCTCTTTTGCTTTTTCAAGCCATTCTCGTTTAATGCTCATGCTGTGTTCTCCAGACTTAAGTTCACTTGCGGTTCTTTCTTTACATTCTGGATGAAGAATATCATCTACAATATCGCCTTTCTCAAACCATAGAGCACCAGAGGCACGACTTCTACGTGCCTCTGATATTGTAGGAACTTGGTTAAGCTTATTAGCAACATCCTGCTCTAAGCATTTCCATGAATCCTTTTTTGCTCTATCTTTCTGAGTAGACTGACTTGCATATGATTTACGTTTTTCATGCTTTAATTTCAATAAAGACTGATTATAACATCTGAAACATTTATTTGAATTAAGGCATGAACTTTCATATTCACAAGACATATTAACTCTCCTTAAAAGAAATGATATACTTCAAGACGATATTCCTGTGTTGCTTCAGGATATTTTTCTTTATCTGTTTTACTCATTGCCATTTCTAATGGACGTACATATATTTCAAAAGGTGCATATAGAGCTTTATAAACAAGCATCTGTTCTTTTGTTTCTGAATGTGTTGCTGTACCAATAACTTCATAAAGATATTTATTTTGCTGTCTTTCCTGTTCAGTGCATAAATCTCTTTTGAAATGCCCAATAATGTCTCCCGGCTTAAATTCTCTTGCCATTTTAATTCCTCCTGTATCCATTATTATTTGGGACTGAATTACCCATTCCATTAAGACTTGCCTCTGTCTTAATAACAGAAGAATGAGTAATCAGTAAATCCTTTTTATCTGTTAACGTCTTGATAACACCTTCCATGAATGTGTATCTTGAGCGACTTAACATTCTTAAATCAAATAAGGATAACTGTCCACCATCCCAAGGCGTGTTCTTTAAGATACTTGCCGCATAGCCTTCACGTTCAGCTACAGTAAGTTTCTGCCCCTGAGCTACACCGATATTATATTTGTCCAATTCATTGTATATAATCTTCTCCTGAAGCTTATATAACAGTTCGAATTTATCATAAGACTGTTCAATGAATGACATGTCGAGTCTTGCTAATGAAAGCAAACTTTCTAAGTTATTTGCAACATTACCGATATCGGCAGGTGTAGGGGACAGCGGAATAGTAAGGTTGGCAACTTTATTTACATACCAATCTTCTTTCATAGTCCACTGAGAGCTTGTATACGTTCTTGAAACTCTAGATGGGTCAAACTGCACTACATTTGACTGTGGTTGTGCATTATTTACCTGAGTGTTTTCCATAATACTTCTCCTATTCTAAAATTTCTATTTCTCTATACTGGATAAGTTTCAATACATATTTATGAAGATTGCTCATTATTTGAATATACCTTTCTGTTTTGAAATTATCTTTATCTAATACGTATTTTACATCATCTAAATTGATATATACTACTGGTAATGTTTTATTAAAAACAACATATTCTTCTTCCATAAAGCTTTGTTTGTTATCAACAAACATAAAACTAAAGAGTGGAGATACAGCATTTAATTCATGCTGTATCATTTCGCTCCATAATTGAGAGTTATCACATTCAGATTTTTTAATAGACGTAATGTATATATTCCACATGCTTGTGTTTATACTTTCAAACATTGGCTTAACAAATTTAGTGACAATATCTAAGTTAGTATAACTATCACAAATTACTGCTATCTTTGAATTACAATTACCTTTGCCTGATGCAATTATTTCATTTGAATTATTTATCGCTACAGAGTTAATATGTTCTATATACTCTTTTCTATTGAAAAAACTAGTAGCATATTCTCTTTCTTTTGCATCTAAACCATTTAAATACTCTTGAAATCCCATTATAAAGTCACCCGAATAGAATTTACTTCTGTGAAGTTCATATACTGATTTAATTCAGCCTGAGTTACATTGCCAACATTAATTTCTGTTTCCAGATTGTCTTTATCAATATCTGGATTAAGAACAATGCAGGAATCTAACTTTTTGTTCTTTAAGAACATTAATAACTTATCCTTCATGCCTTTCTTAACAGAAGTTCTTGTTGTACTAATCAGCTGAATCTTGCTACCATTATGAGTAATGGTATCCTGACCAGAAGCAAGCATTTCTGTTTTTAAATTATCGGTTAATACCTTTTTTCTTGCTTCGAGCTTTTTGATTTCATCTGTAAGTGCAATAACCTGTTCAACGTCTTTGATATCAATCATTCTTTTTATCCTCCACTTTATTTTTAATCTTTTCTAAAAAGTGATTTACAAATTCCTTAACATCTTCTGGATTAGCTTCTTTAGAATGTTTGTCGAGCATATCGCTCACAAGCTTTAAATCATCTTCCGCTTCTTCTGGGAATGTATTTGCTTTAAAATCAACACCAGTAGCCATATTAACAGTACTCAATGCATTTAAAGCGTTTAATCTTATGCCTTGCTTTACATTATCAATCTGTTCCATGAAACTCTTATCTGTATCAAACATATAAGCTGTTTTTATGGAAGAAGCTATATAAGTACTTACGAATAAGCCTCTCATGAGTGGAGAAACAGCTTTAAGACTTTCTTTTTCTTCTGCCGTAAGCTTGTTCTCAATATACTCTTCATCAGGTTCAATCACAATTTTTAACATCTTTCTTGTGTCAATGTACTTGCCAATTTCAAATTGTAATAAAGAGCCTGCGTCATGTTCAGCCTCATTATCAAGATAAGGCTTAATAAAATCTCTTACCTTATGTTCTACATCAGCAGTATTGTTATCACAAGCAGGAACCAACATGAATTGCTTTTCGTACTTTTCTTTTGTATCCACATCAAACTTTCTTACAGCTCCGACTGGATGCATGATACATACTCCCGGCTTATGAGTATTGATAGAACAGCCAAACTTACCTTCTGTAACAGAAAACTGTAAGAATGGGCATAAATCTCTTTCATCACTTGCAAGAGTTACCAAAGGCAAGCCGGAATTATTCCCGTATAAAACATTACAATAATTATTGATAACCTCTTTTGTAGTAATTCCCAATGCTTTAGCAATCTGATATATATCAAATGGTGTTAAAATAATATCGCTTCTGCCGCTACAGCATTTACCACAACGAACACAGTTAAACTTAAAAGTATCATCAAGAGATACTAGCCTTACATTTTCGTCCTGATTAATTTTCCCGCTTTCTCGTAAAACTTTACTTAATTCTTTTTCATCATTCATTTGTTTTGACCTCCTCAAAATTCATGGTGTACTGCTGATATGCTTCTTCACCATTTTCATTGTAAACTGGTTCTAAAGTAAAGCCTTTAAATTCCATACCTTGTCCTCCTATTTCTTCTGCATAGTAATTTTCTATATAAGTTTCTAAAGCGATTGCAATACTTCTTATTACATCGTCTTTATCTACTTTATATGTTGCACCACTACTTCCGTCATCTGCCGAAATAAATACGTTACCCTCTTCTTTGCTGTAATCTACGTTAAATAGCATATACTTACCTCCTATTCTTTTTATTTCATGTCAATTCGTTTTAGCAATGTATCAATATAAATGTTTTTACTTATGCTGTTTTCCATGACATTAAAAATAGGCATGATATTTTCGATTATTCTTTTTCTTTCTGCCACTACATAAGATTCGTAAGCAGCTACAGAGGAATTAATTAAAAACATTTCTGCCTGAATTGTATTTTCTTTAATAATATTTGCTATCTTATTATGATTGAAATCATATTTCAAACATAAATCAGCTGGGTCCATACCTTTATCCAAAGTACATATCTTTACATTTAATCCATGTTTAAATAATAATGGCAGAACTTTTAACATTGCATTTATCCCTGCCTTATCTGAATCAAGTATCAAGATAATATTTTTTGTTAAATTCTTTAACAAGAGTACTTGTGTTTCGGTAACTGCCGTCCCCATAGTGGATACAGTATTTGTAAGACCCGCTTGATGCATTGACAGTACATCAACATAGCCTTCAGTTAAGATAGCATAATTGTTTTTTCTTATTGATTGACATGCCATTGGATAGCCGTATAAAACATTACCCTTAGTAAATACACCTGCAACATTAGGGTCTTGATTTGGCTTTCCTTCTTGATTACAATCATTTATATATTTTGGCTTTTCATCTTTCAGTGTACGATAACCCATTGCAATACATTTAGGGTTATGAATTTTATTTTCAAGAATTGGGAAAGATATTCTTGAAGATATATTTCCTATGTCTTTTCGATATAGATATTCATTAGTATCCGTTAAGCCTATACGGAATAAATTAAGAGTTTCCTTGGTCAACCCTCTGTTTACCATCATATACTCTTTGGCATAATCATTCATCTGAAAGTTATACCAATATCTTCTGGAATGGTTATCCATTGTATCCTTGTAGGCTTCGTGATACGGATTTGGGGGAGTTAGTATTACCTCATACCCAACATTGTCACCTATTATTTTACAAGCCTCTAAAAATCCTACGTTTTCAAGTTTCATTACTAAAGCTATAATGTCCCCGTGCTCACCACACCCAAAACACTTATAAGAACCATTTGCAAAAAATGCAAGAGATGGACTATCAGTATCTTGATGCCAAATACAATACGCTTTGCAGCAGTTCGAAGACTTTTCTACAAAGCGTATCATGTTTGGATAGAATTTTTCAACATAGTCTATAATAGGGGCAGCAACTTTAAGTTCTTCGATGTTAATGTCCATGCCATGCCTCCATTAAAAATAACTATGATTTTCCCGAAGGGAAAATATTTTATAAACGTATTAGCAGAGATTTGTTCCCTTCATAGTGTTAACCAATTCATCTGTTAACATTTCACCCGGATTCTCTACAATCTTGCCTTTTTCAGACATTTCTTCATCTTTAGAATAATATCTGATAGGGAATTCGTCATCGTCCTTCAGTGCTCTCTGAATGCCTTCAATGACAAGTCTGTTAACATCACCCGGAGTTTTTACGATACCGTTGTCAACTAAAAAGTTTGCAAGTTCATTCGGAGTAATATCTCCCATCTTGTCTGCTGATAAATCAGTGTCTAATACTTCTTGTAATGTTCTAGCCATATTAATCTTCCTCCAATTCTCTAAGTTCCTTTTTTAAAACATCCTTATAATTAATTGAATCATGCAAAAAATAAATTCCTTTACATATTTCATAATTACCACGACTAAAACGGTCTATATATTTTTCTGCTTCTTCTTGAGAGTCAAATAAAATTATCTTATTTGTTGTTCTCCATTTTATTATATAACCATTTTCAATATCTTTGATAATATATTGAGGAGTCTTCATTCTAATCCTCCTTATAAGGCGTTTCATAACCACATTTTTCACATTTATTTATCTTTTGTTTTTTAACTACTTTAGTAATAGTTTCTCCACCACATACATCACATAAATGTTCTGTTTCAAAGAATTCTAATGGAGTCTCGTATGCTTTCTTCCAGTTTAAGAACGTATCGGATTCACAACATACAGGACAGAATACTTCCGAATCATTATTCACAACAAAGTCATTGTTATCAATAAAAGGTTCAACGTTTTGTAAATCGTTGAAATATGCAAGCCTATCTGTTTCTGGTTCACAACATACGTTAGCAAAATCTTCGCAGGTTAAGGAATCGTATTCTGCAATGATATTAAAATCATTTTCTTTTAAATCCTTTTCCATTAAGTATACTTTACTACCCGCATTAACGGCTAAACAATGTGCCTGTCCACAGTGAGGACAACGTACTAATGCTTTTTCTGTTACTGCCTGCTTAACGTCAAGAGTCTGAACGTCTACGACATTATTAGGAATTCTTTCACGGATTCTGAATTCGTCATTTCTTGGGGCTTCTATCTTTTTAGGTTGAGGCGTAACAGGAGTTTCTTCTGCACGTTCTTCACCTTTTATAACAAGCAAACTCTTTTTGAGTGTTCCCATTACAACACCCAGATTCATTAAAACGAATTCTTTTTCTGGCAATGTTACAGATACGCTATACTCTCCACTTTCAATGGACAATTTTATAATATCACTCATTTTCTTCCTCCTTGAGAATGTTTTGTATATCTTCTGTAATATTGGATGTTGATAAATTAACCGCTGAAGATACAGTGCTAATACCACTTCTGTTCTTAGTAACTACAAAGGTTTCATCTGCAACAACAGAAATATTTTCATTATGAGTTACCATAATGATTTGTAAACCAAATTGCTTACCTAAGAACTTAATATATTCTGCAAACTTAACAGACATTTGTTCCGAAATCATTTTACCCGGCTCATCCATAAAGAAACAGTAATTCATTATCTTAGGATTGTTATATATCTTAAGATAAGCTACCTTAGCGGTAACAGAAATAATATCAATAAAACCACCACCGCAAGATTCTTCTGGCTTCTTTCTACACACTTCACCATTTACAATGGTTTCTATATAGAATTCATATGCAGGTTTGCCTCTTACCATACTTTCTTCTATTACAAACTTACATGTACTATCCTGAGATACAAACTGTAAAGCATCGGTAACAATCTTTTCAAAGTGTGCCTTTGCTTTATCACGCATTATCTTAGCGGAATCAATAAGTATCGCACTCAATTCTTCGTTAATCTTTATATTTTCTTCGGTTGAGGTTATGTTCTTTTGTAAATTTGCAATCTGGGATTTTGTATTGTTGTGAGTATTTATAATATTATCACATATCTGTATCTGGTCCATCAGAAAAGAGGATACATCTGCAAATGATTGCATATCGTCACCTCCTAATTAGTATAAAGTCCTGCGAGTTCTTCTGGTGTCATCTCATCATTTGAAACTGAAGTGATAGTTGCTATGAGCCCCTGTAACTGGCTTAAGCTATCACTAAGTATCTGTTCAAGCTCTTCGATTGGTCTACCTGTTAAATTCAAGCATTCCTGCTCTAACTCCTTAGCCTGTTTTTCATAACTCTGTAACTGAGTCTGGGCTACAATAAGAGCTTCTTTTGCATTGTTAATTTCCATTTTCTTTGTGTTTATCTGATTGCTATACATTTTTAACTGAGTTTCATACTCCTGTATATTTAACATAGCTACCTCCTAAAATTATTAATAATGCTTGTTACGTTTTCAGTTGTTATCTTTTGTCCACAACAAGGACAAATCTTATTGGATAAGACAAATTCTTGCATATCATTTTCTATTCCATTTAATTCAGATTCCAACCCTCCAATTATTAATAAAGCATTGGAAGAATCATCTTGAGCTTCTTGAATTTTGCTTTGCGTATCCAAGACACGAGAATATATTCTTATTCCCTGAATCATTTTCATAATGTTTTCTTGCTGTGCATCTAATTGTTCCATATCTTGAGTAATATTAGACAGGTTAGCAATGGTGTTCTTTGCTTCTTCGATAAGCTTTCTATTAGCAATATTATTACTATAAAGCTTAAGAAGTATCTTTACCTTATCAATGATATGGCTACAAGCCACCAGAACGTCTTCCTGTGCCACTATATTAGTGCAGACGACTATTTTATCGTTTAATTCATTAATGGTCTTATTGTGCCAATTATGGTCTTTTAAGATGTCCATCATGTTAACGATTTTATCTCTTAATAATTCTGCATCATGTACATCTTGTGTTTTATCCAAAATCACTTTGAGATTATTTATAGTCTTGGTACAATTACTAATAGCATCATTGCAAATAATTCTATCAGTATGAATTACTTGTGCCTTAGTGTGCAAATCATGAAGTCTTGTATTTACATTTATAGCTCTCTTATAGAATTCTTGTTTTGCTATTACAGGATTTATATCAATCAAAGTAGCCTCAAAGTCTTCTTTTAATTTGATATTTGCCTTTATTACTTTCTTATCTGAAGCTATTTCAGAAGAAACATTTTTAATAGCCGTATCAATGATATCCGTTCCTGTTATCTTACCAATGGCGGCTGCCTTTTCATTAGTATTATCAGTTATTAAGAATGGTCTTTCTAACTGGCTCATCTTATTCAAATGAGTTTCAATACTTTTTGTAACACATATTTTAGGCATCTGATGAACATTCATTACTTCTACAGGAACATTGTTCGTAAAACCTTTATATTCCTGATAAGTTTCCTGTCCATTCTGAATAACGCCAACACGATAATAACCTGTATCCTTTAAGGTTCTATATCTTTCAATAAAGGTATCATTATCATAAGTAATTCTTACCTTACAGTAATTCTTACCTGTCATAATAAAATCTGTACCTAATGGTTGATTGTCTGTAACCCAATCTATTGCACGAAGAATACTTGTCTTACCATTGTTAGACTCACCTACAATAACATTCAGCCCAGAATTGAAGTCTACATGGGTATTTTCGTGTGACTGGAAGTTTTCTATGTCAATGCTTTTAAGTTTGACAGGAACATTAGACGGTACAAAACCTTTAGTTGCAATAGCATCTTCATCTGCTGTTTGTACGGACGCATTGTTATATAATATAGCTGCACTGGCTTTTAACCTATCTGTATGAAATGCATCGTAATTCTGTGCTGTACAGTAATCTATAACTGTATTAGTGATAGTACCTAATGGAGTCACACCCAGATTAACATTAATGCTTTGCATTGTATTAGCAATACTTGTCTTAAAATTCTCCAAAGTAATACTATGCTTTTTAACAGCTGTTGCAGAATTATAATCAAATACCGTTGTACTTGGTTTTGCAACTCTGAACTGATGGAATTTATAGTCATAGACTACATAACCCTGATTATCAAGTTCTATTTCAAGTACACCATACTGAGGAGTATGAGTTTTGTTATACTCTGTCATTTCTACACGAAGCATAGAACCCGGATTATAATAAGCTGTATCACCTACATCCATAACAAAAGACCTATGATAATGTCCAGATAAGATTATGTCTGCATCTGTAATAATATCCTTAGGGTAAGTACATCTGATATTAGGATGCTGTTTTGTATCAGCTATATAACCATGAATAGCTAAAATATTCATATCAGCTTCATCCTGTTGCATTTCAAAATCCGATTCATTGCCAGTATCAATTTCAGAATAGTATTCCTGTCCTGAGATAGCAACGGTAAAGGTTTGCCCGTTCTGTTTTTCTGTTAATCTTATTGGATTATCTCTAGTAAGTAATGTTAATGTTCCAGTCTTAGCTAATAATCCTAAGCTAGTTTGGTCAATGGTATCTATTGTATATCCATCAATATCATGATTACCCGGAACAACATAGAATGGTACTCCCCATCCTTTAATTATTTCAGCCACTTGTCCCATAAACTTATTAGACACTCTGGAAGTATGGAACAAGTCTCCTGTATGGAGAACCATGTCTATCTTATGCAATTTAACTGCATAAGTAATTTCTGCAAACTTTCTTAAGAATGTCAAATAATATAAATCGGTACGGCTTTCTGGAGATTTAACCGTACCATGGGAATCTGTT